CTTCCAGCAGCTCCAGCTCATCTAGCAGCAGTTCCAGCAGCTCGGAAAGCTCTAGCTCACAAAGCTCTAGCTCACAAAGCTCTAGCTCAAGTTCTAGCTCAAGTTCTAGCTCTTCTAGCTCTTCGTCCTCTAGCAGCTAAACCGTATAGGAGTAATTTGATATGAGTTCACTGAATACGCTGACTGGGCGTAATGGAAAATTTGTGGTCGGCTCTTCATTGGTGGCAAGAGTAACTTCGTGGGAGGTGAATCCCACACTCGATACCTCCAGCGAGTGGGGTGATTCCGATTGCGCTGGCTTCACGGCTCGCGCGGCAGGACGCAAGGGAGCAACCTTCACGGCTGAGGGGAAGTATGACTCAACTGATGAAGTCTTCGACCTTTTCCAGCCAGAAGATGTTGCGATTGGCGTCCTCTGGATGAACGCCACCGCCCTCTATTGGGATTTCCCCCGGGCTCTCTGCAATGACTTCAACCTCTCGGTTGATGTTGATTCAGAAGAAGTCATCGGCTGGACCAGCAGTTGGGGTAATGACGGAATTTACTATTATCCCGGTGAAGCAGGCGCAACCTCTCGCACTTTGCCCAGCTAATTGCTAGACTAAACCGCTGGAAATTAGAGGGGCGGCCTGAGGGCCGCCTCTCGGGGCCCTCTAATCTTTGGAGTATGTCATGGCAGAAGCTGAAGCACGCGTTCTTGGTGCTGGGATCTCTATTGAAGTTGATGGGCAGGAGTATTCTCTTCTGCCTATTAGCATGAAGTCTCTTCAGGAAGTCCAGAGAAAAGCAGTTACTTTCTGGAAGAGACAGTACCTTGCATCATTCAGCGAAAACATCGACGTCTTAGGATTGGCAGAAGATGTCAAAACTTCGATGCTTGTCGAGAAGCTGGACAAGGTAGCTAAGATGGGGATTGATGACATCCCCAAAAAGAAGGCGTATGACTCTTCCGTCTGTGATGTGAAGAAGAAGAAACTCATGGCCCTCATCACAGAGAAGATGGGCCAGAAACCGGAATCTCCCGAACAGGCGGAAGCTTTTCTTTCCCAGGGCCTGGACTCTGAGGAGATTCTCCCTCTTGAAGTGAAAGCTGCTTGCGGGATTATGCCCCGGTGGTACAAGATTCCCTATGACTCTTGGTGGGCGACTGCATGCTATGAGGGAGCTATTGCGATGGTCGCGGCATCCCTTGAGGAGGATGGGGTAGATTGTGGGGGCTGGCCGATCCGGAAAATCATGGAAGCGGCATCCATTGTCGAGAAGCTGACTGCGCCCGCGATAAAAAATACATAGGGCACGCCGTCCTTGAGCGCTCAGCAGCAACTCCAGACGAAGAGAGGGTAGATGCGAGCGGCGGCGGGCTTCTTTTTGGCATCTCCTTGCATCATCTTCGGATTTTGTGTGAAAATCCATTTGAAGGAGGCGGCGGATACTCTATAAAAGAGATCGGTGGATGGTCGCCTGATCAGGTCTATTTTCGTTTGGCTTCTTTGGATACAATAAAGGCCAAGGCTGGAGCAGAGAAGAAGACTGTGAAAGCCCATCCTCTAGCGGCTGCTCAGCAAGCAGACAAAGACGGGAATATTAGCGGCAGGGACAAAGACGGTAATCCCATAAAAGCAAAAATTCGGGGTAAGAGTCTCGCTCGTCAATTGATGGAAGAACAAGCAAATGGGTCTTAACCTAGCTTCGATGTTTGTCAGCACCCACGTGAACAACGCGGGACTTCGTTCTGGTTTGAAGCGGTCTGAGGCTTTGGTTGCGAAATCAATGGGGAAGATGCGAGCGATGGCTGGGCAGATCTTTGCCCAAGCCGGTATCGTTGGTTTTGGGTACGCTCTGTACCAAGGAGCCAAGGCGGCAGCTACTTTTGAAGATTCGATGGTTCAGGTTCGGATCAATGCAAAGCTACTCGGAGATCAAGGCGCAGCGTCTTTCAAACAGCTCCGCGATGAGGCTCGCCGCTTGGGGGCTACTACTCGCTTCTCAGCAGGCGAAGCTGCCGAGGCGATGAATAACCTTGCTTTGGCTGGTCTCAGCGTAAAGCAGATCATGGAGGTCTCTGAGCCTACCCTGAATCTCGCAACAGCGGCAAACATTAAGCTGGCTGATTCAACGAAGATTGCTATGACCCAGATGAAGATCTGGGCAATGGAAGCATCACAGGTTCCCAGGATCGCGGATACTTTGGTTGCCGCACAAGCCAACATGCGGACAACAGTGTCAGAGTTGAATGAAGGCATGGCGATTGCTGGAGCTATCGCTAAGAAGGTGGGGATGGACTTTGAGGAGTTCACAGCAACCATCGGCCTGATGCAGGAGAGAAGTGATTCGGCATCCAAGGCGGGTGTTGCGCTTTCGATTGCGATTCAGAAAATAGCTGCTCCGTCAAAAGAGACGGCGGCAATTCTGGAGGAAGCGGGCATCAATCTAGAGAAGTTTAGGAGAGAATCGACGGGGGAGATTGATACTTTTGATGCGATGAGCGAATTGGCGACAAAAGGAGCAACAGGAGTCAAAGCAGTAACTAAGTTGTTCGGCGCTCGGGGCAAGGAGATCATCAAGCTGTTTGATGTTGTTTCTGCTTCTGGAAAGAGAGGTATCGAGGCAGTCAAAGAGATGGCGGATACTTTGAAGAAGTCTACGGGATTCGCAGCTAAGGCTGCCGAAGCTCGAATGAAGACTTTTATAGGTCGCTTGCTTGAGCTGAAGGCTGCTCTGGAAGATGTGGCCATAACTCTAATTGGTCCACTTCTGGATGGGTTCTTGGCGGTAATGCGTCCCATGACTCAGATGATAAGGCAAATTACCCCCCTTAATGAAGCATTCAATGGCCTCGGCGCGGATATTTTGAAGACAGCAGTGGCTTTGGGGTTGGTGGCGTATCTGCTTCCTGTTGTTGGGAATGCTGCGAGGGCGTTGGGTGCTGTGATTAGGTACCAGATGATTTCTACTGGGTGGGGGGCATTGTTTGTTGTTCTTGGAACTGTGATGGTATCGCTTCTTCAGATATATAAAAACATGAAGAAGCACCCGGATGCTAAGTGGGTTAAGGATTTGATGGGAATATGGAGAAACTTGAATCAGGCATGGAAAAACGGAATTGTAATTTTCCGGGAATGGGCAAAAGAGTTTTTGGCAATTTGGGGATTTAATCTCAATGAGATAGAGAAGGGTTGGGGTAAGTTTTTTGAAAATCAACGAGACGAGTTTATCGCGTTTTTGACTTTTACTAGTCGAACTCTTTTGGCTATGACTAAGGAGTGGGAGAAGGCTTATGATCTAATAGCTGCGTTTGTTGCGAAGAAGGCAGTCGACATGGCTGTGGATTTGGAAACTCACGCACAAGATAATGACACGGATGCAAAGGGGAGGTGGGCAGCAATTGATGCGTGGGTGGAGACTGGTTTAGAGAATACTAGAAATTTCTTAAGAAATGCTGGGAAGATGGCCCATGCGACGGGCGAGGCGTCGGAAGAGTTTTTTAATATATGGAGCCTGTTTCGGGGAAAGGGGGCTCATGAGAGGATGGGGGAAGGAGCTAGACGCAGTTTAGAGGAAACGGGGGGGTTGGCTCCTATGAAAAGTATGTGGGCGGCAGCACAAGCAGCGTATAAAGGAGAAAGGGAGGGGTTTGAAAAAGACAAAGTCGGCGGGCAGACTATAAAGGATCTCATGGCTAGTAAAGTCGCGGAGGCGGCACAGGCTTTTATTCTTGACCCGGATGTGTGGCGGACTTTGTTGATGGATGTTCCCAAACCGGCAGACATGACAGGCATACCTTCTGCTATTGGGGATACTTTTAAGACTATGTTTGGTCGTCAGTTTGAGGGGGTATTTAGTGACATAGGAGCCTCGGCATCTGATTTGTTTACTGGCAACATGCCGGGGTTTGGCGGAATCGAATCTGGCTGGCGGCGGGAGGATGAGTTGACTGGGAAGGTTGGGCCCAAAGGACTTGGGTGGGGGGCTTTGATTGATGGGTTCTTTGAGAGGGCCCATCATTGGGGCGAGATGATGAGAAGCGATACTTACGGATTCGCCCAGAACCTAGCAGAGATCCCAGAAAATGAGAGCCTCCTAGGGCGGGGCTCTACTAGTTTCGGCGGCATGGGCAAGGCGATTCAGGACGCTATCTTTAGCCA